TGCATCTTTTCCTTTCTTAGCAATGGATGCGACTTGGCTTTTACCCATAACTTTAGCCCGTTGTTCCATAACTGTTAGTATTTGTATTTTACGTGCAAAGGGTTTACTTACACGTTTTACTTTTGCAACAGTTGCTCTTGCGTCTGCTGGTGTTGCAAATTTTATTTTGACTGTATCTCTTGGATTTTCATCCGTATACAATCTTCTTCCTGAACCTTTAGGTTTTTTTCCCGTTCCTTTTTTTGGATCCGCCATGAATAACTCCTTTTAATGTTTTAGCTTGTTTTGCGTGTAACTTAGAAGCTTTCTTCAAACCTTTTATCACACCTTTTATTTTTTTACTTTTTAACATTTCCATCTCCTTCTTGCCTGACGGATACGTGAGTTAGGATCATTTCTAGTTTTGGCTGATGCTCTTTTGAGTTGCCCTAGTGAACGTGCGCAGTACGATTTTCTACGTTTGGCAGCTTTTGATCCTGGTTTCACTTTACCAGTCACGGCTGTTTTTAATTTAGAGCCGGGATTTAATCTTCTATAGGCTTTGACACCGGCTCGTGTCATTCCTGCTCCAGACTTTGTAGGTCTAAAGTTCTTTTTGTTTCTTGCAGGCATTGTGCCTTTTGAATATTCTCGTCTCATTATATTTTTTTCTTTTTTTTGGCAAATGTTGCAGCTCTACTAGGAGTAGGGCCTGTATTTGCTTTTTGTTGTTTTCTTTTTACGGCACCCGCACGTTGCCCTTTAGACATTGCTCTTGCTTTTGCAATAGGCACGCATTTTGGATAATTTTTTCTTTTTTCTCCACCGCTTCGTCCGCATTTAGGATACGAACCATCTTTTTTCTTATTGGCTATATCAACCCAATTTTGTTTGACCCATTCTCTAAGTCCTCCACCTTTTGAGTAGTAAGTTCTCATTACGAGTTCTTTCCAACAGCGTCCTTATTCATTCCTCTAATGCAAACTCCGCCGCCTTTACCATACATAGCACGAGGTTGATTCATCATTCCACCACCCATAGCTTTTTTTCTATTTTTCTTTTTGCCACCTGGTGTAACTTTACCTGAACAAACTGCTGATGCATACATATTGGCATATGCGCTTGGATACACTTTAAATTTTCGCTTCGCAGCGGCCTTACCTCTTGGACACAATTTAGCCACGTTTAACTCCTCTACCTTTTAAAATATCTGCAAATGTAACTTTGCCATCTCCTGTTAGATCAGGAAATTTTTTCTTTTTAGCTGCACTCTTTTTAGGATTTTTTGAACCTGGACCGAATGTTTCTTGTATTTTTTTGATGTTTGATTTTTTTGTAGTTATTCCGCCACCAAATTTTTTACCAGGTCTTCTAGGATTAGTTGAACCAACATTTTTATTTTTTTTCTTATTATATATACTAACTCCAGCAGCAGTTATTCCAGCGCCAGATGTTGCTATTGCACCTTTTGATAAATTTTTAAGTTCTTTTAAATTTTTTTGTTTTTTTTCAGATTTTTCATAAATATCACTTATTTTTTTATTTATTTTAGGCTGATTAGCTTTTGTTCTCAAATTAGTTCTAGTTCTTGGATTTGTAACGCCATACTCCTTCATTACTTTTTCTCTTGTTTTAATAATATCATCTTGTTGAAATCTTTTTCCTTTTAAATTTTTTGCGATTTTAGGCACAAGAGTTTCGTAAGCATATTTTCCACCTTTCGCTAAAGCTTGAAATTTTTTAAACATTATTTTTTTCCTCCATTTCGGAATATTTGTGTGCCCTTTATACCATATATGCTCGCGACTACAAGTATCCAGAGATTAGTAAACCATGAAGGGAGCTGCGAGAACATGTCGAAAAATAATTTTACCTTGTCCATCGCTGTCGGATCATCCGATACCACTGCCCAGGCCAAAATCATGACGGGCGTTGAGAGAATTATCAAAACTGCCTCGTCCTTCCAGTCTGACTGTCGGGCTTCTAAAAGTTTTCCCTGGTAAGATTCCTCACCTCGGGCCATCTTTTCAGCATGCATAAGCTGTGCATCTGACATTGCCATCTTCGTCTTCTGCCTGTTGGCGTAAATCTTACTTCCTGCAGAGACGGCTAATTTAATCGCCGATAACCACATAATTAGTACGCTTTAGAGTTTCTTTTTTTCTCAGGCAACATTCTTTTCTGACCGCCAACTGGCATTTCAGGTTTTCCTGTACCAATATAGTTAAAAGCTTTGTCAGCAGTCGTCTTAGATCTTGGATCTACCTCAATACTCTGTTCAGCAACTTTAACTTCTTGTATTTTATCTAGTTTTTGCATTTATGCTCCTTTTTTTACCCCTTTTATAACACCTTTGTTCTTAGATGCATAGAATATCTTTTCACCCCTCTTCTTACCATACTGTTTTTTCATAGATTTCATAATTTTTTTACCTTTTTTGTTTAATGGCATTAATTATCCTCCGTAACTATCGCTGCTTGCTGTACACCAGTCTTAGCTAGACTTACTCCAGCACGTAATTTAGCTAAATCTTCGTTTTGTTCTAACTTTTCATCAAAATTATCCTTAGCTTGCATTAATTTTGCTCTTGCAAGGTCTTGTTGAGCTATATCATTATCTTTTTTACGTTCATTTTCCATTGCACGAAGGTCAACTTCACGTGATTTTAGTTTTAAAAGTGGATCAGAGTCAAATTGTGATGTAATTTTCTTCTCTTCTCTCATAAATTCTTCTGTCATCTCTGCAATTAACACAGATTTTCTTGCTTCAACCTGATTTGTAAGTGCTTGAAGCTGTGCTTGTACTTGTGGATTCGTTGCTGCTTGTTGTTGCATCATCATCATTTGCTGTAATTGCTCTCTAAACTCTAATTGTACCTGTTCTTGAGCCATCAAACTAATATGTTCTAAAATATTTTTTTGTATTGCAGCCATAACTTGTGGATTATTTCTTACCATGTTAGTTGACATAAAATTTAAGTGAGCTGTAATGTGTGCTCTGTGATCTTGACCAGGGAAAGCTTGAAACGGTTTACCAGCTAACGCATTAATGTGTTCCATACTTGGATCCATTGGTGCAGTAGGAGCTGGTGGTGGTAAAACTGCATCTACATTTTTAACACCTATTGCTTCATACATGTTTCGATATATCTGATACATGTTGTGTAACATTGGATTTGATGTTGCTATCTGTAATTGTGTTTGTGCTAATGTAATTCTTTGTGACATAGAAAAAATATTTGGATCTGCTACTGGCACAACATCTATTCTGTCATCAAAATCTGCTTGTTTAATATTTCTTGCACCACCTACAACATCGTATGGATATTCTGGTGGTAAATACTGTGAAACAACTTTTGCAAGTAATTTAAATTCATCTTTCATACCTGCATAACATCTTTTATGTATTGCTGACATGACTCGTGAGCCTCTCTCGAGAAGAGCGATTGTGGTTCCGACTGCGGCTGCCTGGTTACCATCTCCCACTTGCATATCAGCAATAGCCGCGAATCTTTGGCCTGCTTGCACAACAATGCCTAATAAATTTAATAATGTTTGTGATGGTTCTTTGTATGGTAATGGAAAGAATGCATCACGTAATGATCCACCCGGCGCATCAACATCTTTAAACTCACCTGGTTGTATTGGTGACGCTTCGTCTCTAACTCGCACACCTCTTTGTTTAAAACCTGCTGGTAAGTTTGATAAAGTCCCTGCGTCTAATAATTGACGGAGAGCCGCCGTTGCCGTACGGCTCAATCCGCCAATCATATGAATGAGTCCAAAGCCATAAAATCCAAGTCCTGGCAGAAATTTGAAATGGACAAAGTATTGGATCTTATTTTTCTTTAGATCATTGG